CATTGCCCTCGTATCACAGAGTTACCTACTGCAAATTTAATTTTTAATCAGTATGGTGTTACTGTATTTTCTATTGATAAAGAGTGGGTAAGAGACCTCAATAAATTGTCAGGATCATACGAAGAAGTTAGTGAGGACATAGGTAAGTGGGGAACTAAACACTTTGGTGAAGTTCGTGCAGTAGTTAAGGTTACGGATGAAGACCCTTTAACAGAAGATGAGGAATACGCATTAGAACAACTACCAGATGGTAGAACAAAAGTAGAACTACCTCAAGAAAGATATGATGCTGCTATTGCCTTTATGAAAATTGCAGCAAAATTAATCATTGAAGATGAGTATGATAGAAAGTTCTTGACATTAAAGGCAGAAGAGTCTAAACTAGAACAATATCTTTGGGATGCCCAGATAACCGAAGCTAATAATTTAGAGGGTGAAACACCCCTACTAAATAGTATTGCTACCGCCAAAGGCATTACAGTATCTGAAGTAGCAAGTTCTGTTTTGGCAGGAAATAAAACTTTTAATGATAAAGTAAAAGCATTGTATGACTCAATGTTGGTACTTAAGCAAGAATTTAAAAGTTGTGCTACAATAAGAGAATTAAATGTCTTATGGCAAAAGTATATGGGTGTGCCAATGCCAATCTTCCAAATGGAAGAAATGGGTCTTGTCGGTGAAGACGGATCTACACCTTACGTACCAACTGGATTACAATTTTAATTATTTTAAATAATGCACAATATATCATCCGATGCGATTGAGTCTTTCGTAGAAAGTCACATGGACTATGGAATGACACATGAACAAATAAAGAATTTTGTTGTCAATTCCCACGTAACTGATAAAAGAAAACTACGTCAAGTATTAGTAGAAGTAGAAAGAAGAAATCACGATAGAAAAAAATGCGTCTTAGATCGGAAAAGAAAAGAGACAGAAATAGCAAGACTTCAAGCTAGATTAGAGACAGTTGAAGATCCTTATGAGCGTAAACTCATGGAGTTGGATATTGAAGAGTTTGAACTAGATAGAAATAAGTACAATGTAACTCTACATCAATATGATAATGAGTTAGCAGCGTTTATGGATTGGATTAATAAACACTGGGAAACTATTGAAGAGGTTGAAAAGGCAGCAGAATATACTGAAGAAGATGAAAGAAAATATTGGATTGCTAGAATGGGTAAGCAAGCAGCGATAGATGTTTATACAACTGGTAAGATTGGAACTGGTAATTTAGATTCTATTGCTATGATGAGAGAAGACGATCAGTTTGCTACTCTCAATGTTGCAATGCAATACTCTGGTTTGCTTAATGTAGGTATTAGTAAAATACAAAACGAACTAAAACCTCATCTAGATAAACTAATGATAGATGGAACTTCTACTCGTATCCCTACTATGGAAGGGATTGAAGATAGTCTCAACCTCAAACTATATGATCAACTAGCTGGTAATGAACAAAAGAGTATTCAGTCTGCCGATAAATCCGAAACTGAGTGAAGAGTTTGTAACTAATACATTCCTTCCATTTCTTAAAGAGTATCGAGAATATATACTAGATTTATATTTTACATGTCGTATCCCTCCGTTTGATCAAGACGCTATGGGGGATACCTTTTTGTCTCCAGAAGCATTAACAGAGTCAGCAATTTATATCTCACAACAATCTGATATACCACTATCAGCAACTTTTAATAATATATGGGTGAGACCTGATCAGAAAAATCTAGATCTATGGATTAAAGAATTTGCTCCCATCTACAATGCAGGAGTGAGAGTAGTGACTCTACCGCATACATCATGGGTTTCTACAGGACAGATAAGATCAGTATTCCCAGAGTTGTTTATTAAGAATACTATTCTTAGAGAGGTAACAAGACCAAATGAAATAGTATCACTAGCAGAAGCAGGATTTAATTATATAAATTTAGACCGTGATCTTATGAGAGATCGCGATCAACTATTACGTATTAGAAAGGCAAAGGATTACTGTGAGTTCTTAGGTAAACCTGTCATGTTATCAATGCTCGTTAATGAGACATGTTGGGGTGGTTGCCCTATCATGCCAGAGCATTATCAATATAACAGCACTAGAACAAAAGATGATCCTATATTCTTTGCTAGTCCTATTAGTAGAGTGTCTTGTTCTACTTGGGATGTTGAGCATCCTGAGTTTGATCTCAAGCAAGCAAACTTACCTCCATGGAGAGATGATTGGGTAGAGATGCAAGAACTTGGTATTGATACATTCAAACTGCATGGCAGAGAAAGTATGATGAGACTCCAAGAAAGTATGGATCTCATTAAAAGATGGGCAGCCAAAGAAGAATATATGTTTCCTGAGTATAAAAAATATACTGAAGCACTAAAGATAAAAGATTCTCCTATTAACAAATGGAGAGAAAAAATTAAGACATGTAAGTTTGACTGTTGGGACTGTAACTATTGTGAGGCAGTTGTGCAATCACATATGAAAAAACAAGATTTGATTGTGCACCCACAGGTAGAAACATGTATAGAAGCATTTACAAACTCTGGTAAGTATCTCTCTAACCACAGAACATATGATCCTAATGACCCAAGTGCATACTATAATGTGGAGGGGTTGACATCACCTAGAGTTAGACATTTCCTAAACAACTTATGTTCTCAAGAAGGTGCAGTGTATCTTGAGGTAGGTGTTTATGCAGGATCTACATTCTGTGCTGCAGTGCAAAACAACGATATGGTTGCTGCATATGCAAATGATAATTGGTCACAACCTAACTTACAACCAGCTAGAGAGGATCTTGACTTGTCATTGCAGAATGTAACTGTGGATACCTTTGTTAAAAACTTACAGGAAAACATAACCACAGACTCCCTAGACTTTGACATACAAGTGTTAAATGGTGACTCATCAAAACTAGGTAAAAAAGATTTTAAACATGATGTCAATGTTATATTCTATGACGGTGACAACTCAGAACAGAAGATGAGAGAGTTCTTTCTTAACATGATGGACTTTACAGAGGATGTATTTACTCTGGTGGTTGATGATGCAAACATAGAAGAAAACGTTGCTATAACTAAAAGGTTTATAGATGCTATGGGGTTGAAGATACTGTATGAGAGAGAACTACTGAACGATCAAGAAGATCCAGAGATGTGGTGGAATGGTTTATATGTGGTTGTACTTTCAAAATCAGGTTTATGATTACCAATAAACAGAAAAAATTTTTTGGGCAATTTTTCCCTATAAGGTTTTTCGTCTAAATATATCAGGAACCTCAATAGTCTAAGATATTATGAGTATTATAAATGTAGGTCGTATCAATAATGTCAATGGAGTTAACTTCCAAGGATATGCTAATGAAAGTGCGTATCCAAGTTTGGGATCCAGTGACGCAGGATTCGTAATATACGACACCGCACTTCAAAAATTAGTTCTTTGGACAGGAAGTGAGTGGCAAGAAATAAAAACAAAAGGAAAACTTGGTTTAGACGCTGCTAACGCAGCAACTTCTGCAGTTGCAATTCTTGCAGAAGATCCAACTGCATCAAATGGAGTATATTGGTTAAACCATGGCGGTGGTGCATATCAAGCATATTGTGATATGACTAATGGTGGTTACATATTATGTGCTAAGATATCGAGTTCTCCTGCTGATACATCTAATCCTTGGTCATATAATGGTGGTAGATGGTCGGCATCATCTCCAGTAGCAGAGGCAGCATGTCAGAATACTGGTTCGGGAGATGCGTTAAACAGAGCATACTATGAATATCAAACACAAACTGGATTTAGATTTGCAATGAATACTGTTGATAATGTTCTTACAGTTGCTAGAACTGGAGTAACTCCTAAAAGTGCTTTTACTGGATCACAATACAATACAAGTTTAAGTAGATCTCAATTCTTAAACTGGATACCAGAGAGTAGCAGTCAGTGGAATAACCAACCACATTGTAATAGAAACGGTTTTAATAGAACTGACTCTAATGCTGCTGCAATGAGATTCGGTCACACTATGAACAACGAGAACGAATGTAACTCAAATGACTCTGCTATTGGTTTTGGTTGTTATACTAATAATCAGAGCAGCAGTGGTTCTAGAAACTGTGCAGCGGGTGGTTTTCGTTGGAACGGTACGGTTCGTTATCCATACAACGGTTGGATATTTGTTAAATAAATTTTTTGTGCTATAATATTAGCATGACTTGTGAAAATTTTATACTAGAAATACCTAATGCTTTTAGTGCAGAGTGGTGTAATGATATGATCAAAACCTTTGAGGAGCATCCTGAGATGCACAAAGACGGAGGTTTTGCTGATATACATGGCAATTTAAAAGTAGAGGCAGATAGAAAAAAAGATACTGAAATAGGATTTGACCCATCATTCGAGAATCATGAAGTATGGGGAGATAGATTATGTTTTCTGATAGAAGAGATGGCAAAGTATATTAACGTATACATTGATAAGTATTCTTTTCAAGACAATGTATCTGATAACATAAATGGGTTGGCAGGAATATCACCAATGATTATTGAGGCAGATTTCAATATGCAAAAGTTTGAACCTAACGAGGGATTTAAACAATGGCATACTGAGACAGTATCTGATAGAAATTCTTATAGGCAAATAGTGTGGTCAATATATTTGAATACTATAAAGGAAAAGGGTGGAACTGAATTTAAGTTTCAGAATCATAGATGTGCAGCAGAACAAGGTAAGGTAGTCATGTGGCCTGCGGGTTGGACACACTTTCATAAGTCAGAAGTTGCACCTAAAGAGACAAAATATATAATAACAGGGTGGGTCATGTATCGACAAACTGGTGGATCTATAGGGGTTCAGCAGGGATCCATGACCGAACCACCACCGTTTATCCAAATGGGATAAATAATACACTTATCATTTTAAACTATGGATGCTACACAAATGGTCAAAGAATTCACTGACCAATTAAAAGAACAAAAGGCAACAATTGTCGAATTGGAGAAACAACTTAAAACTCGTAATGAACAAGTATTGAGATTGGAAGGTGCAATAGAAGCACTTAATATGACACTTAAAGAACCAGAAGAAGCGAATGGCACTGAAGAAGTCAAGTGAGTTAAGACAACAAGAACACGTAAATTCTAGGCAGTTTCATATTAAGTTTGATGGAACTGCAGAGACTTGTCCTTATAAAGTAGGGGATCTATATGATGGTAGACTCATCATATCAATGGGATTCTCTACAAATTTGTATGGAAACTCGTATCATTTAATTGTAGAAAGAGATAGAACACACCTAAGAACTAAGTTTGTGTTTGACGAAAAGCACGATATAAAGTTCTGCAAACCTGTGGAAAGAATGGGTAAGCAAATTTCAGAAGGTGAAGTTCAGAAACTGTTAGCAAAGGCAGGAGACGGAACTTCATAAATATATCTGAAGGACTTATTGTACCACAGGATGAAGAAGGTAATAGTAAGGATCAACGATAACTATAGTATAGATCAAGCAGCAGCTGCGATCTTGAAATTATATGGTTACTTGACCTTTATAGAATCATATAGATCATTTCAAATAATTACTTTTGATTGCCCTGCAAGGTATGAGAGTAATTTACTTACTAAACTAAAAGCATTAAACGTAGTAAAGAATGCGACATGGGATGCTGAGGTGTATGCGGGAGACCCTATGCCTACTGAGGCATCTCTTGCTGTAGAAACATCTAAGACAGCAGTAATTAATACAGAAGGTGAAGGATCTGCAACAAGTAATACTAGAACCTTAACAACAACTGGAAGTGGAACAATATATGTAAAAGTTCAAAATATTAGTGGTAGTGATTACTTCGTGTTTTCACAAACACAAGGTGGAACATATTCAAGGACATATAACCTAACAGGTTTTATGCAGGGTGGAACCTACACATTTGATCAAAGTGATTCATCAAACAGTGGGCATCCTTTTAGATTTTCTGAGACACAAGACGGAATACACACAACTGGTGGAACAGAATTAACCGCAGGAGTTACAATAGGTGGAACACCTGGCACAAACGGTACCACAACAGTAGCAGTTAGTTCATCAACACCATCTATCCTCTACTACTATTGTAGTACGCATTCTGGTATGGGAAGATTTACCAGTTCACCAGACAGGTATGGAACTGTAAACATACATGATTACTGGCATCTAGATAGAATTACAAAACAAGATAGACAATATTTAAACAGACAATTTAGTCAAGGATCAAATTCTACAGGAGATGGTGTAGACATTTACATCATTGACTCTGGTGTTCGTGGAGCGTCTAGACCTACAGGTAACAACGCAGCACTTCACCCTGAGTTATATGACCCTGATTTTGTTAGTGATCTTAACGGTACTGCTGAACAACAGAACTACAGAGTGTTTCAGTTAAGTCATTTTGCAGGAACCTATGGATCTAACAATGAAGATGACAATGGACATGGAACATATTGTGCTATTCTTGCAGCTGGAAGAACAGCTGGAATATGTAAAGACTCAAGAATATATGCACTTAAGGCATTTAATAGTACAGTAAGTGGTTCTTATAGTGGAATACTATCAGCATATCAAGCAGTTATAGATCATAACGATAGCACAAACGGTAACTATAAAGGCAACAATCGTCCAGCTGTCATCAATTCATCTTTCGGACCTACAATTCCCACATACAACTCACCTAACATAGAACTTAATGATAGTGGTAGTGATACAGGAACTGATGAGGAGATGCTAGATGATATTGAAGGAACAATAGCAGGACAAAAAAATCTTATTATTGTTAGATCTGCGGGTAATGGATTTAAAAATGCTAGTGATGTTACTGCAGGACCTTTACAAACTAAGTGTGTAGCGGGTGCAAGAACAGCAGGATATGCAGACAATAGTAATGGTGGTATTAACAATGTAGATACAAACCAAAACAAAATTACAGTTGGTGCTACATCTTACAATGACAGATGGGCGTTCTTCTCTAACTATGGATCAGGGTGCACTACCGTAGCACCAGGCGAAAAAATTCTCGTTCCTTTTTATGACTGGACTGCTAACACACCATATACAAGTACAACAAACTACAATACTATAGATGGTACATCGTTCTCAGGTCCTATTGTCGCGGGCATTATGGCAGCATGGTGTGGTAAAAATGGATACACATTAACCACAAATAACTTATGCGGTTTAGCAAAACAGTTTGCGAGAGCCACGGGATCAGCTGGTGATATTAGAACGGGAACTCATAGCAACTATCCTACAAACAGCATAATAGATAAGAAACTTATAGACAATCCATATGTCACTTTAACTGGATCTGCTTTCGTAGAAGTAAAATTCAATCCAGCTGACTCAGCTCATTTCTTAGGAAATGTAGGTAGAAAATGCCAATTAAGAACTACAGGTTCTACAGCAGGAGCAGGGTCTTCTACACCAACAACATACAATATAACAACGACTGCACCTTCATCTAGTTTCTACACACTTAGTGGAACTGATAGAAATGGTTCTGTTAGTGGCAACAACGCAGGAGTAGGTGTGTATGTTGGAGATACAATCAACTTTAACTTAAGCAACGTATCAAGTATTCACCCATTCTATATCAGAGTATCAAGTGGTGGTAGTAACGTAACAACTCCAACTGCTAGTGGTCAAGGTTCTACAGGTAATGCAACTGTATCTTGGACACCAAACACAGCAGGAACATACTATTATCAGTGTGGTGTTCACGGTGGTATGATAGGAACTATCACAGTATCAAATGCACCTGGCGGTAGTGGTGGTATAGTTGTTGGTGGTATAAATTTATCTACATTATCACAATCTGGTTGGTTAACTATTCAAGCAGAAAGTGCTGTTAATAACAGTATTACTTTACAAGCACCTAACAATGCTACTGCAGGAACGACTGGTGGTGGATCAAATAACTATCTCGCATTAATTGATGCTGAAGGAAAGTCACACGAAAGTCTTGACGGTGTGGTAACAACATCTGCAAATTTAACATCTTCTACCGACACACAAGAAGCAGCTAATCAAAGTTCTCCTGTTGTTTATTATCCTGTAGACTCTGGTGTAGATTTCAATTACAACGGAACTGGTGCAGAACTAACAGTATCAAGGGGTATGTTCTATCCTTTCATAGACACTAATGTAACTTGGCAAACTTCATCTGGAACATTTGCAGGAAGTCCATATGCTAATGGTGCTACTGTCAATTTAGATCTGGGTTTATCTGGAACTACATTTGCAAACGAACCAACCTTTGAAGCATACACTTTGAGTGGAGATTCTATTGGTGCTACTGGTTTAACCTTTAACACATCTACAGGTAACTTGTCTGGAACAGTTACATCTGATTATCTTGACACAACTTATAACTTTACAGTTACAGAAAATGTAACAGGTAATGCACAGTCATATGCATTTACTACAACTGGAACTGGTGTTCTAGTAACAGTCACACAGCAACCAACTGCTCAAAGTATAGAAGCGGGATCTGGTGGAACAGTTAACTTCGGACCTGTAGCGGGTATTAGTGATGATGGATCTACAATTACATTCCAATGGGAGTTTTCAGTTAACGGTGGTGTAGGTTGGGCAACAGTATCTAATGGTGGTGGATACAGTGGAGCAACTACGAATACACTGACTGTGGATGATGACTTTGCTAAAAACACTTTCCAGTATCGTTGTAAGTTAGAAACTAATACTACAGTTGCACCATCATATACAGATGCAGTTGCACTAACAGTATTCAGAACAATTTCTGTAACTACACAACCAGTTAATTCTCAACCAATTGCTCCTGCTGCAGGGTCATTTACAGCGACAGGTTCTACTCTAGATGGTGCTACTATTGGATATCAATGGCAGAAATCTGAGAATGGCGATGGAGTAAATTGGTCTGATATAAGTGGTGCTAACACTACAACATACAATACTGGTTCTACAACTTACGATGATAGTTACGGTGATTACTACCGATGTAAACTTACTGCAACTGGTGCAAGTGATGTATTCACTGACGCAGCAAGGTTGTTTGTTCAAAGAACTATTAATATTACATCACAACCAACTAATACAACTGGTGCAGTAGGTGGAACATCATCCTTTGGTGTTGCTGCTACTACATCTGATTCAGATCCTAGTGATATCACATACCAGTGGCAAGTATCTATTACGAATGGAGCATCATGGTCTAATGTATCTGAAGGAATTGGTGGAACAACTACAACATATACAACACCTACATTAACTACAGCATACGATGAATATCAATATCGTTGTTTACTTTCATGTGCGGGTGCAACTACTACACCATCTAACGCTGCTACATTACAGGTAGAAACAGTAACAGTTGTTGTTACGAA